ATGCGGTAGAGCTCAAAAATAAGGATCTGCAGGACAGGCTCTCCACCGCTTTTTGCCCCTCTAACAACCATGTCTGGCAGGACGGCGTCTGCACAAAATGCGGGAGGGCACAGGGATGAACTGGATCAAAGCCGGAACCACCACACACCCTGACGGGTCCAAGGAGATCCGCTATGTGTCGGACGGAACCAAGATCTACGTCGAGTCCAGGACGCGCCCGATCAAGCACGCCAACGGGATCGGCTGCTGGATGAGCACCAGTTATTTCGTCATCACCCCCGACGGCAAAGAGAAGGAATTCTGGAAGCTGCAGCTGGCGAAGGACGCAGCAGAGAGAATGGAGGCTGCCAAATGATCAAAGACAGCGGTGACCGCACCGCATTCGACACCGGGGCCGTCCGGGATATGCACGCCGGCAAGGGCCGCATGGATCTGCTGCCGTGGGCCGCGATCGTCGAGGTCTCGAAGCATTGCGAGGAAGGCGCGCTCAAATATGGAGAGCGCAATGTGGATAAGGGCATCCCAATCCACAGCCTGGTGGACAGCGCTGCCCGGCACCTCGCCAAGTACATCGAAGGCATGAGAGACGAACCGCACCTCCGCGCAGCTGCGTGGAATCTGCTCTGGGCGCTCTGGATGGAGATCCAGCGCCCGGAGATGCAGGATCTGCCTGCAAGATTGGAGGTTAAAGAATGACCATTAAAATCAACGCCCTTGAGGTGGAGAACGTCAAGCGCGTGAAGGCCGTGGAGCTCTCCCCTGCTGAAAACGGTCTCACCGTGATCGGCGGCAAAAACGGCCAGGGCAAGACGTCCATTTTGGACGCGATTGCCTGGGCGCTCGGTGGGGATCGCTACCGCCCCAGCAACGCCGAGCGGGAAGGCAGCACCCTTCCGCCGCACATCAAATTGGAGCTTTCCAACGGCCTGACCGTGGAGCGCAGCGGTAAAAACAGTGCCCTGAAAGTCATAGACACCACCGGAAAGCGCTCCGGCCAGCAGCTGCTCAATGAGTTTGTGGAGCAGCTCGCCATTGACCTGCCGCGCTTCCTGCAGGCGTCCAACCGGGAGAAGGCCGACACGCTCCTGCAGATCATCGGTGTGGGAGATCTGGTCCACAGCCTCGAAGTCAAAGAAAAAGAGGTCTACAACCGGCGCCACCTGGTTGGCCAGGATGCTGACCGTAAGCGGAAGCACGCCGAGGAGATGCCCTATTATCCGAAGGCCCCCGATTCTCCGGTGAGCGCCATGGAGCTGATCCACCAACAGCAGGAGATCCTCGCCCGCAACGGCGAGAATCAGCGCAAGCGGATGCGTGCCAACCAGATCGAGCATGAATATGGCAAGGCCGCGGCTCACGTCTCCCTGCTGAAAAGCCAGCTCGCCGACGCCGAAAAACGACTCCAGCAGCTGGAGGCGGATCTCGCCGTCGCCCAGAAGGACGCCCTGGATCTGCAGGACGAGAGCACCGAGGAGATTGAGCGCAGCCTGCAGGAGATCGAACAGATCAACATCCAGGTCCGCGCCAACTGCGACCGCGAGAAAGCGGAGCAGGACGCCGCGCATTATGCGCAGCAGTATCAGGATCTGACCGCAGAGCTGGACGAGATCCGGCACGATAAATATGCGCTCCTGGATTCCGCAAAGCTCCCCCTCCCTGGTCTGAGCGTGGAAGACAGCGAGCTCACATACAAAGGCCGGAAGTGGGACTGCATGAGCGGCGCCGAGCAGCTGATCGCCGCCACAGCCATCGTCCGGGCGATCAATCCGAAGTGCGGCTTTGTCCTGCTGGACAAGCTGGAGCAACTGGATGCCGACACGCTGGAAGAGTTCGGCGCATGGATCGCGTCTGAAGGGCTGCAGGCCATCGCCACCCGCGTGAGCACCGGGCCGGAGTGCAGCATCATCATCGAAGACGGCTATGCGCTGCCGGATCCGCAGGCGGCGCCTGGCTGGAAGAAAGGAGTTTTCTAATGTTTGAGATCAGCAGCGGCAGAATCGCCAAGCCGCTGAAAATGGTGGTCTATGGCCCGGAGGGCATCGGCAAAAGTACCTTTGCAGCTCAGGCGCCTGGGGCCCTGTTCATTGATACCGAAGGCAGCACCGTGCATATGGACGTCCGGCGCCTGCCGACGCCGCAGAGCTGGACCATGCTGCTGCAGGAAGTGGACTATGTTCGGCGGACGCCTGGCATTTGTCAGACGCTTGTGATTGATACCGTAGACTGGGCCGAGCGTATGGCGCGGGATCACGTCTGCAGCACGCACAGCGTCAAAGGTCTGGAGGATTTCGGCTACGGTAAAGGCTACATTTACCTTTATGAGGCCATGGGGCAGCTGCTGAACCAGCTCACCGACGTGGTCAATGCCGGCATGAACGTGATTCTCACAGCTCACGCCCAAATGCGGAAGTTTGAGCAGCCCGACGAGCTGGGTGCCTATGATCGCTGGGAAATGAAGCTCATGAAGCAGACACCCGGCATGGTAAAAGAATGGGCCGATCTGGTGCTCTTCGCCACTTATGAGACCTATATCATTAAAGAGCAGGGCAAAGAGAAAGGCGCCAAAGGCAAGGCCCAGGGAGGTGCCCGCGTCATGCACACCACTCACCACCCCTGCTGGGATGCCAAAAACCGCCACGACTTGCCGGACAAGCTGCCGCTGGAATTTGGCCAGATCGCGCACCTGTTCACCACACAACAGGCAGCACCTGCACCCGCAGCCGCTCCAGATCCGGAGCCGGAGATCCCCTTCACGCTGGACGAACCGGTGGAAACCGAGATCCCACCCGCGCTGCAGCAGCTTATGGACGCAGCCGGCGTGACGGAACAGCAGATCTCCAACGCCGTCGCCGCACGTGGTTATTATCCCGCCGGCATGAGAATCAAGGACTATGACCCGGACTTTGTTCAGGGCTGCCTTATCGGAGCCTGGGACAGTGTTCTGGAACTGATCAAATCATAAGGAGGACAAAATGAGCGATTACAACAACCAGGGATTTGAACTCGGCTGGGATGCCGAAATCGAGAAAGACAGCCCGGAATTTATCATCCTGCCGGAAGGTGAATATGATTTTGTCGTGAAATCCTTTGAGCGTGGCCGCCACAACGGCAGCGACAAGATTGGCCCTTGCCCGAAGGCCATCCTCACACTGGGGATCGACACCTATGACGGCGAGGCCATCGTCCGCAAGGAGCTGCTGCTTCACTCCAAGCTGGAGGGCCTGCTGTGCGAATTCTTCACCTGCATCGGTCAGCGTCAGCACGGTCAGCGCGTAGCGATGAACTGGAACGCCGTCACCGGAGCCCGTGGCCGCTGCAAGATCGGCACCCGCGTCTATAACGGGAACCAGTACAACGAGGTCAAAAAGTTCCTGGAGCCCAATCAGACTCAAAGAGCTCCGCAGGCCACCCAGGCGCCGCAGCCCGCCGGTGGATGGCAGGGCGGTAAGTTCTGACCATGGAGCTGAGACCATACCAGCAGGCGGCGAAGGCTGCCGTGCTGGATGAATGGGACCGGGGCGTCGATAAGACGCTCCTGGTCCTTCCCACCGGCACCGGAAAGACCATAGTTTTCTCCTCCATCACGGAAGAGGCCGTGAAGCGCGGCGGGCGTGTGCTGATTCTTGCCCATCGTGGCGAGCTGCTGGAGCAGGCCGCCGATAAGCTAGAAAAGAGCACGGGGCTGAGATCCGCGCTGGAGAAGGCGGAATCCTCTTGCCTGGGCTCCTGGTACCGTGTAGCCGTCGGCAGCGTGCAGAGCCTACAGAGGCCGTCCAGACTGGAGCGGTTCGCGCCGGACTATTTCACCAACATCATCATCGACGAAGCGCACCATTGTCTTTCTGACGGATACCAGCGCGTCCTGGAGCACTTCAAGGCCGCCAGGGTGCTGGGAGTCACCGCAACGCCTGACCGGGGCGATATGCGAAATCTGGGGCAGTATTTTGAAACGCTCGCCTATGAGTACACGCTGGTGCAGGCGATCCGGGACGGCTACCTCTCCCCGATCAAGGCGCTCACCGTACCGCTGCGGCTGGATCTCTCCTCCGTTGGCGTCCAGAATGGTGACTTCAAGGTCGGAGATCTCGGCACCGCGCTGGATCCATATCTCGGCGCAATTGCGGACGAAATGCTCAAAAACTGCGCGGATCGGAAGACCGTGGTATTCCTCCCACTGGTGAAGACATCCCAAAAGTTCCGGGATATTCTCAACGCCAAAGGCTTCCGCGCAGCGGAGGTCAACGGCGAGAGCGCCGACCGTGCAGAGGTCCTTCGGGACTTCGAGGCCGGCAAATACAACGTCCTCTGCAACTCCATGCTGCTGACAGAAGGCTGGGACTGCCCGTCAGTCGATTGCGTGATCGTGCTCCGACCGACGAAGATCCGCAGCCTGTACAGCCAGATGGTCGGCCGCGGCACGAGACTCCACCCCGGCAAAGATCACCTGCTTCTGCTCGACTTCCTGTGGCACACAGAGCGCCATGAGCTCTGCCACCCTGCCGCCCTGGTCGCTGAATCGCCCGACGTGGCCAAGAAGATGACCGAAAACATCGAGGAGGCCGGGGCCGCCGTCGACATCATGGAGGCGGAGGAGCAGGCTGAGAGCGACGTCGTGGCGCAGCGCGAGGAGGCGCTGGCCAAGCAGCTCGAAGAAATGAAGCGCCGAAAACGGAAGCTTGTAGATCCGCTGCAGTTTGAAATGAGCATCCAGGCCGAAGATTTGTCCGGCTATGTGCCTACCTTCGGCTGGGAAATGGGCCCGGCAACCGATAAGCAAAAGCGGACGCTGGAGAAACTCGGCATTTTCCCGGATCAGATCGACAATGCCGGAAAGGCTGCCATGCTGCTGGATCGCCTGGACAAACGCCGGGACGCCGGTCTCACCACGCCGAAGCAGATCCGCTTCCTGGAGGGCAAAGGCTTTGAGCACGTCGGCCAATGGCAATTTGACGACGCTCGGCGCCTGATCGACAGGATTGCGGGGAACGGCTGGCGGATCCCGCGTGACATCAATCCGAAATCATATACGCCCACAAGACAGGAGGTGCTGGAAGGATGGCCGAGCGTGATCTGAATCTTCTGGAGCTGCTGGAGTACATCCACCCGGCAGATTTGAACTATCAGGAATGGGTCAATGTCGGCATGGCCCTAAAACAGGAGGGCTACACCGCGGCAGACTGGGACGCCTGGAGCCGGAACGACAGCCGCTACAACCACGGCGAATGCTTCCGCAAGTGGGACAGCTTCCAGGGCGCTCTGACGCCGGTGACCGGCGGGACGATCGTGCAGATGGCAAAGGAGCGCGGCTGGAAGCCCAGCAGCCTCGGCAGCGTCGATGATTATGAGCTGGACTGGAATAGTACCATTGGAGCCCGTGAAGGCGTGGTCGTGTCCGATACCGCATGGCTGGAGGGCATGGAAGTCAAAGAGCCGTCAACGTGGAATCCGGTCGATCATATCGTCCGGTACCTTGAAACGCTGTTCGAAGCCGGGGAAAATGTCGGCTATGTCACGGAAACCTGGAATAAGGACGGCAAGTATTTGCCGACAAAGGGCAGCTATGACCGCACCGCCGGGCAGCTGATCGAGGAGCTGTCAAAGTACAAAGATGTCGCCCAGGTGTTCGGCGATGTCAACCCGGCTGCGGGGGCCTGGATCCGATTTAATCCCCTGGACGGCAAAGGCGTCAAAAACGAGAACGTCACCGACTACCGGTATGCGCTCGTGGAATCCGACAGCATGGAGCTGGAGAAACAAAACGCCATTATCCGGGAGCTGGAGCTCCCTGTCGCCTGCTTGGTATATTCCGGCGGAAAGAGCGTCCATGCCATCGTGAAGATCGAGGCGGCCACCTATGAGGAATACCGCCGGCGTGTGGATTACCTTTATACCGTCCTGAAGAAAAACGGCTTCGATTGTGACACCCAAAACAAAAACCCTAGCCGCCTGAGCCGGATGCCTGGTGTCATCCGTGGTGATCACAAGCAATTCCTCATGGATACCAACATCGGCAAAGACAGCTTCAACGAGTGGAAGGAGTGGATCGAGAGCATCAACGATGATCTGCCGGATCCGGACAGTCTCGCCGCCGTGTGGGACGATCTGCCGGAACTGGCCCCGCCTCTGATCGACGGGATCCTCCGGCAGGGCCACAAGATGCTGCTGGTCGGGCCGTCGAAGGCTGGCAAGAGCATCGCGCTGATCGAGCTCTGCTGTGCGATCGCCGAGGGCCGTGACTGGCTTGGCTGGAAATGCGCCCAGGGGCGTGTTTTGTACGTCAATCTGGAGCTGGACCGGGCAAGCTGCCTGCACCGCTTCCGGGATATTTACAACGCCCTCGGCTGGAGCCCTGCGCACCTGGACAGCATCGATATCTGGAATCTCCGCGGCAAATCCATCCCCATGGACAAGCTCGCCCCGAAGCTGATCCGCCGAGCATCGAAAAAGAATTATATCGCCATCGTAATCGATCCGATCTATAAGATCATCACCGGCGACGAAAACAGTGCCGATCAGATGGCGGCTTTCTGCAACCAATTCGACCGCGTGGCCACGGAGCTGGGCGCCGCGGTGATTTACTGCCACCACCACAGCAAAGGCTCCCAGGGGGGCAAGCGCAGCATGGACCGCGCCAGCGGCTCCGGCGTCTTTGCCCGTGACCCGGACGCCCTGATCGACATGATCGAGCTGGAGCTCACCGAGGCCGTTGAGAAGCAGGAGAAAAACAAAGCGGTCTGCGCCGCCCTCACCGATCTGCTGCGTCGCAACGTGCAGGGGTGGCAGGAGCTGGTCAGCCAGGACGACGGCCTCAGCCGCTCCCGCATGGAAGAAATCTGCACCGCCAGGATCGCCGACAAGGAGCTCCTGCATTGCACGATTGCCGCCGCCGAGCGGAAGGCTGCCTCCCGGTCTGCGTGGCGCCTGGAGGGCACCATGCGCGAGTTCCTAGCCTTCCCGCCGGTCAACGTTTGGTTTGATTATCCGCGGCATCTGCCGGACGAAACCGGCATTCTGAAAGACCTCACATCGGACGCCGGCAGCACCGCAAAGGGATCTCCGTATAAGCGGAATTTTAAGAGCAAAAAGACGCCGGAAGAACGCGAAGAAGAGCGGGCTGCTGCTCTGGAGTTTGCCTTTAACGCCTGCAACACCGGCGACGGTGTCACGCTTTCCGACCTGTCTGAATATCTAGGAATCACCGAGAAAAGCGTCAGAAACAGGGTCAAGAATCATAATAATTTCTTTATAAAAAACGGTAAAGTGTGCCACAGGTGAACAGGGAAAAACTCGATTAAATTTCCTTTTTTCCCTTTTTCAAAAATAGGGAAAATCTCGATAAACAATCGACTTTTTCACAAACAGGGAAATTTTCGATAAATTATCGACTTTTTCCCTGGGAAAGAAAATACCTCTCTACTACGTAGAGAGATACGGGAAAGTTCCCTGACGGTCACGGGGGAAAGGAAGGCGGGCGGTAAGCTCACGCCCGCCGTCCTCCCTTCCCCTGTCCGTGACTGGAATGCGAAAGGAGTGAAAAAGAAAGTATGTATGAATCACCTATCATGGCGATGGTTAGTGACATCACCACAGAAATGCGGCATGAACAAGACCGCGAAATTATGAACGCCATCTTATCTGTTGGAATCAACGTAGATAAGGACGAGCTTGTGAAAGCCTTGCGCTATGACAGACAGCAGTATGACAAAGGTTATT